ACGTATTCAGCTTTAGCACCTTCAGCAAAACTAAATGTTGTTTTTGAAGCTCCAATACCTATAGTTGTTAAGTCATATAAACATCTTCTACGAATAAGATCGTAATTACTACCTTCAAATAAAACGTTAATAGCTTGTTCCTCCGCCATCTCTACTGCTTGCTTGTAATTCAACTGCATGTGTAACGACAATTCCTCTTCTGATTCAGGAAGTGTTTTTTTATCATTTTCATACAAGTCCATATTAAATTGTTGTCTAGCTAGATCATTGAACTCTCTAGATTTCATATCTCTTAATATAGATTCCATGTATTCGGTTCGTTTAGCCACACCATATTCATCTTGAGAAAAGCAATTTATCTCATAAGATCTCTGTGCCATACCATTAACAACTATATCCACAAACTTGGGAATTATTGGAACAGGTGTCCAATCTAAGTTTAGATAAGATAAATCACCGTTTATAGATAATTCGTTTTTATACTTTTCAACAGATTGCTCCCCTCTAGCGTATAGTCTTAATTTGTGAAAAGTATTTAGATTATTTCTAAATTTTGAATTGTTTCCAGAAAACCATTCTTGTCTTATAGCTTTAGCTACCTTCAAACCATATTCAGAAGTTAATTTCTCTTGATCACTAACAGCTTGAGAAGGAAAATTTATATGAGCGTCTATCATATTTTTTGTTTTATTATTCTTGATGAAAATCCTTTGTTATTATATTTTGATATACTTAAATTTAATTTAGTTTTATCTCTATCTGGGTTTGGTTTGTATAAATGTCTATTACAAGCCATTATAGCTAAACCAGAGCTTATTGAAGCGTCATACTTCGTTCTTTTAGTTATGTCGAATTTAGCCCAGTCATTCAACGTGGAATTAAAATACATGCCTC